TCTGAGTATAGCTTCCATATTTTAGTATGGTACCAGTCATACTCTCGCAGTACGATATCAATGCAGTAGTGCAGTATCTCGTTTCTGTAATCAACATCATGATCAGGTATTTCAAGTTTAGAGCTGTCAAGCATTGGCTCTTGTTTGAATAACTTGTTGAACCTGGTGTATTGACCGTAAGCCTGGTTAACCACGATACGGATGACCAAGCCCTCCCAATATCCACTGTTGTATTTTTCCTTTATCCATTCTTCATCCTTTTCGCAGATTATTAAAAACACCTCCTGATACAAATCATTAGCTTGGTGCTTCCCTATCTTCTCACAAACTTCCCTCAACCATTCGGCTTTGGTAAGCTCGTTTATGATGTCGGCTTTTTTGATATGTCAAAGTTCTTTGCAATTTTAATAGGTATTTACAAACTTATAAACGATTAGTCCACATTACAAAAACATTCAAAGGATGGGTCATCATCCCATAAACCGAGTTGAGCCTGTGCTTTGTCTTTGAGTGCTTGATAGCTTATTTCCTTTTTCCATTGTTTGCCTTCGGATTCTTTATCAATCCACCAGTCAAAAAGTTCTGGTTTCTCTTTGGCAATCGTTGCAAGTTTGCCCTTGCCTTTCAAAAAACAGCAGTCGCAATTTCCATATGGCTCATTTACTTGTAAGTCAAAATCTTGTTCACTCCACCACTTCAATACATCAGCCTTTGTGGTTTTCCATTGAACAAGAGGCAACTCAACGTCAAGGTCAGTGGCTTTAATCTTCTGCCATCTTCTCGGTTCATCATAGCGTATACCATTAAATGATGTGTATTCGTTTATCCCAATGCTTTTAAGGTATCTCTTGAGTGTGTTGATTTTCATTTCTAAAGTGCAAAATCTGAACTGCTGATTTGGTATTGAGGCAGGTCGCTGCTCAAGTAGTTGGTCAAATGGTTCTCCCTTTCTAGAGGCAGTTTCATAGGTCACAACTTCAAAGCTGGCTGGTTTACGATATTCAAGCCATACGATGTCAAGATTCCAACGCTTACCACACTCATGTACAAAGTCAAGTGTTTGCGGCAATTCCTTGCCAGTATTCTGAAAGGTGACTAAATAATCATTACCCTCATCAATTAGCCGTTTGGTCATGTATGCGGATGTTCTGCCTCCGCTGAAATTAATCACTTGCATTTTATTTGAATTGTTTTATCATTGCAGATGCTGTAAACCTCAAAGCCTTGTTTCATGTATTTCTTTGCATAGTAGATTACTTGCTTGTCATTCTCAAGGATTATGTGAACGTACTCACGCCCCTTCCTGACTGTCAGCTCCATTGATTAACTCTAATATGGTTAACTCCTCTCTGTACACTTGAGGAATGTCCAGCCAATTCTCTACTCTCTTACATCCATTTATAACGCTTGAATGATCACGGTTAAAAATAGATCCTATTTTCACAGTGCTGAAATTCTTTCTGTGCCTTAGATAATAGAACAAAGCGTGTCTGACGTTAACGATTGATCTGTCCCTCATTGGGCTTTTGAGTTCGTCTTCTGTGATGCCGTACTCGTTCAGTATTTTTTCATAAAGTTCGTGACATCGTTCAACATTGTGTCCTTTAAGTTTTAGTATTTCGTGCCTCATCTTGTGAATGGTCACTTGATACTCTCTAATTTGATTTCTGACTTTACGTTGGTAGTTGTCGTGTTGTTTTTCTAATCGTGTGAGCTTTTGCTTTGCTGCAATGTACTCAGGGTAAAAATCTTTCATAGTAGTTTTATTTGTGTTGTTGGCTGATAACTTGCGTCATATCTTTTGTTATCGCCTTTTGGATAAGGTTGTATTTCATATTGTAGCAGTTTTAAATATTTAGTTTTATTTTTAGTAAAATAAATATATCGATGCTTGGGCTTTATTTTTACTTGCTCAAAACCCAGTTTTTGAATTTGTTCACTTCTGTCTGGTACTAAAATATATTGATTCATCAAATTATCGTATTTGTCATCGAAGTTTAAAATACTTTTAAGTTTAAACCAATCATCCACTTTTGGTAAACTAAACCCTTTGTCCAATCTAAACCAATGTGAGGCGGTATCCTTATATCCAAATTCTAAGTCGATTTGTTTTGCAGTATAGTTTCCTTTATAAGATTTTAAATAATTGGCAATATCTTTTTTGTTAATTTCTTTTTCGTTAGTCCTTAATTTTACTAATTTGCAATTCATTGAATTGTCTTGTCGTTTATGACCTAAAGACCTAAAATGTAATTCTTTGCCATCTTTATTTTTTAAAGTTGTAGTATTGTTGGTCAATCCCGTATATATCCAATTTGTCGCTTGGTAAATATATCCATGATGCCCTTGTTCGGAATCAGCAAAACTTACAATAATCGTTTCAGGTAACTTTTTTAAGCATTGAGCCACAAAAAATGAAAGTGCGTTTTTTTCTAACCCTTCATTAATTACTAATCTGTTTAATTCAAAAACTATATTCTTGTACTCAAGACCACAAATACTTTCACATAATGAAGGGCTTGGAGGTTTACCAAACGAACAAACTCCCTCTAATTTGTCCGAATACAACCCAAAACAAAATGAAATACTTGGAATCCTTTTAGCATAATGCTTTTTCAAAAACCACTCTTTACAATCTTGATAGTCTATGCTTTTTACTTCGTAGTTCATAGTTCTAAATAGTATGCCATACAGGCGGCTTTGTAAATAATTTCTTCGTCTAATTGTGAGCGTTTCTGTTTGTGACCTCTTTCTCTTTTGAGTTTATAAAACCAAATGTTCTGATTGTCATTAATCATCTCAACTAATTCACTCACTCGCTTCTCATCAATCTTGGGTTTGTCTTCTAACTCCTCCCATGCCTTGCACAGGAAAGATGGAAATACTGCCGCCCTTTTTGTTCTGACATTCTCCCAGTTGCTTTTGGCTATATCAAAGGATGACATCTTATGGCTATTGTCTTTGGGTGCTTCTATTGCCAAATACTCCCGTGGTTTTAGTTTTAAAGTGTGACTGTTGTCTTTTATGTAGGCGTTCATAATGTCGCTTACAAATTTGACGTTTAACTGTTGTGGTTGTCTGATCGTGTACTTTCCGAGCAGATACTCTCTGAAGGCTTTGTCCATCGTTTCAATTTCGCATCGTGCGAAGCCGTCTTGAATAAACTCGATGAACTCTTTGCCTTGTTGTGGTGGCTTAATGCCTCCTAATGAACAGAGCTTTTTTAAACGCTCCAATATCATCTCCTGTGGTATATCCTGAATGTAGTTCATAATGTCCAGTTATCTAATTCGTTCTGACTATCCGCATACGGGAGTTTTTCATCCTCGTATCTTCTTTGATTTAAATACGTTGTAAAGTTAGGAAGATAATCTGTCTTTTGAGCAGCGATGTGATTCTTGAGATATTTGGGTAAATGCTGCCTAATCTTTTCAAGCTCGGTCTGTTTTAACTTTTTAAACTTTGATGCTGCATCTTTCTTACTTCCAGGTTGTCTTGTTGAAACTTGACTGTATGCCTTCCAAACTTGATCAAAAATTTCATCCCTTTCCACCAAGAGAGATTTATCTCTCTTATTTATTACATTAACATTTACACTATCACTTACACTTACATTAACACTATCAGCTTTTTTGGGTTTTTCAGAAAAGGCTTGGGTTTTTTCGCTTTCTTTGGCTTTCTTTGGTCTGCCACCCTTTTTTCCATTAAGGCTTTGCTTTTCAATGTAGCTATCCCATTTCTGAAGGTCACGCTTTAATTGTTGTCTAATAGGTTCAAATGCAATCTTAGTGATTACATCGTCTGTTTCAGGATCAAGGTCATTAACGTAGGCGAGAATATGCTTAAACAATCTCCCTGCTTGTTCCTCGTTTAACTGCTCCACCGTATGAATTAGGTCGGTGTACAATATGAATGATTTCTTATTTTGTGCCATAAAAAAAGCCCCGTACCGATTAGATGTGTGGAAGACCATCTAACCAGCCGAGGCAAAAATCTTTTTACATAACAGCTTCCACCCTGTTGTTTGCTCTACAAAGATACTAAAAGTTTTCTAAAATCTTGTATCTGTGAAATGGTGTATAATCGTGTCCGTGTTTGGCTTGATCATCATCAAGGGTTGTACCCGGTGCAATCAATTTTGAAAAGCTGTCAGAAGGTTGTATACTCGTGACTTCAATGTCATCAATCCTACTTCCATCGTGCCAAACTTCCTCAAGGAAATAATCACAGCATACATCAAAGAAATCCTTTGGAGTTTTGCAATGTCCGTTGACTGTTCCTTGAATGGTTACGCCTGATGATAATGAAAGCCTAACCGTTGCCTTGTACACCATACCCCA